ACAGTTTTGCTCGTGGAGACCCAGGCATCTATACAGCACCTCTAGATACACCCGTCTTTGCGGCTCAAGAATACAACACGCTGCGCCTAGACCTCGGTGCAACTAGCGTTGGGTTGGTGGAGATTGATTCTATATCACTTGGCACGGCGTACACGGGTTCGGCCCTCCCGTCAGGAGAAACCAATGTAGTCATCGTAGGAGGGTTGCCAACCGTGGTAGACCCAGCGTTCACGGAAACCTTCCTGGAGGTCGGCACGTTGTACGTGGACAGGTGGAGATGTGAGACGTTAGCCATCACCAACTCAGAAATCCATAAACTGATAATCAGTGGCAACGCCTCAGACGGGCAGTCAATATCAGCCGTTGCAGGAGTCCCACGCAATCGAGGAATCAATGGAGGTAATCGGGCAGACGACATGGTTACCAGTGGAGGGTATTACGACCAGTTGAAGATTACGTCTGCCTCATCAGGGGTCAACGGCAAGGTTGATGTTCTGCGATTAACCAACATTTACTCCAAGGGCGGTGGCTGTGTAATTGACAGAGTGAAGGCGGGTACTATGGAAGTGACCCTCAATGAGGTTGGAGGGGACAGCGACCTCGCCACGAAAGCCTTTACTGTAGCCACCAGCGTAATCTACAAGTCCTTCACCAACACCTCCAATGTAGAGGTAGCGATGGCAGTCCCAGCCGCTCAGTAGAGATAGCCACTAAGACTTTCATAAATAGTGTGGAAGTGTCTAAAGGTAAAGGAGAGACCTAATGGGTACTACAGTAACTGCTGCTACAATGACTATAACAATTACAGAGGAAATCCTTCTAAATGGAGTTGATCAGGGCGGGACGCAGGTTCAGGAAATAACGAGTGTTAAAGAAGTGTCAAGAAGGATTGTGAACGTAGGCACCTCAAAGGTTCAGTTAGTAATTATGAGTACAGCTGCTGCTGCAGGTACTTTTGTTGAAACAGCTGTAAAGTATATAAGAATAACTAACCTTGATAATACTAACTATGTGAATTTGATTTTTAAGTGTGATGGTAATCCAGAGTTTGCAGTTTTACTAGACCACGGCCAGTCATTTATATACAATGGGGATCTTTTGGGGGGAGTAGTAAATACTATGGTTGCTAATGCTGGAACCGTAGGAACACCCTCTTTGGAGGACTTGGTGGATATATCGGCATTAGCCAATACAGCAGCTTGTGATTTAGAAGTTATGGTAGCAGGTACATGAAGAAGCATATTAAACAGTGCGTTCATCGTCATGTGGATGGACGCAGGTGTGAGGAACGGAGAAGCAAGCCTTCATTATATTGCGGCTCACACCAACCAATAAAAGCGTCCAGGGGGCCAGCGTAGGACGCACCCATTGAGAGATGTCGCTGGCCCCTCTTAAAAGAAAGTATTAAAATGCCAAGATCACCTCGTAAACCA